AGTTTGCTGCCGGGAACCGTATTAGCGCCAAGACGGGCAACATCCAAAGTGCCGCTGGTCAGCAGTGCGGCGCTGTGGTTTGGAAGGTCGGCGCCAGCAAGCGCTGCACCCGCACTGACATGACCTTGCGCGTCAACCGTGACCTTGGTGAAGGTGCCAGAGGTGGTTGAGTTGGTGTGGTCAAGATTGCCTGAGCCGTCAACAGAAAGGCCAGTGCCTGGAATAATTGCGCCTTTGGCGGAAGCCGTGGCTGCAGGCAGGTCACCGCTAGCGATGACGCGGCCGTTAGTTACGAGGCCTTTAGCGTTGTAGGTGACCAGCCCGTAGGTGACGTTGGCGGTTACGTCGTTGTCGATTTCGAGAACCGCGCCATCCATGCGCAGCCCTTCGCCGTTGATAGCGACGCCACCGCGAGCGCTAGTTGTCGGAGCGGGAAGGTCGTCACCGGTAATGGTGCGGTAGCTGACCGTGCCAGCAGAGGCAGCCGGACCAGCTAAAAATTGCGCGGCAGCTGTAGTCGGATCCAGCGTGGCGCTGATCGTCATGTCATTGCCGCTGGCACTGACCTGGATGTTGATCGTGCCAGCCGTGCTGCCAATGACGGAGCCAACAGAACCTGCAGCTTTGAAGCTGACCCAAGCGCTGCCGTCCCAGATGTAGGCGTTGTCGTCGTCGGTATCGAGTGCGATCTGGCCAGTAAATGCACCAGATGCAGGCAGGGTGGTAACCAGATCGACGGTGGATTCGTCGCCCAGCTTTGCTGCGGTAACAGCGTCGTCCTCAATCTTGGCCGTGGTTACGGCGTCAGTTGCCAAAGAAGCGGCAACAATTGAACCCGCACCAAACAGGATCTTGGCGCTTGGGATCGTGGCGTCCGCAATCAGCGTGGTGGCGTTGCCAACAAGATCCGTAACGGTGATCTTTTTGGTTTCGCTTGCACTTACATCGGCAACCGGAAGCAGGTCACCTGCGGCAAGATCGGCACCGGCAAGGGCCGCTAGTTGCGTGATCTTTAGATCGGCCATGCCCTACGTCCCTAGTGCCGCCTACGGTTGCGGTTAGTCTAAGCCCTCTAACGCCAAGTGATCAGTGGCGTCTTGTTCAAGCGAAAGCTTATCGCCAGACTCTTGCAGCAGAGAATCCGGCACGGTGGTCTGAGATTTAAGTTGAATCGGACCAGTGGCAACAAACTGAATCGTTGAAACGATCAAGCGACCGGCCGCGAAACTCGTCGCACTGTTCGTGACTAATGCGTCGAATTCCCACCACAGGGAGTCGTTTTCCTGGGTTTCGAGAAAGGTGCCGGAGGCGGCAGAGGTGTCTTCCGACTTGATGTAGAACTTGCCCCTAAAGGATGAGCCGATTTCCGTGCGAAGAACCAGCTGCATCAAATACTGGACCGTCTCCTTGCCAGTCTCATTGACGTAGTCCCACTCGGCGGTAAGGCTGCCGCTGCCTGTGATCAGACTGCTGTATTGCTGGCGGTATTGATCGCCCAATACTGTGAAGTCAACCGCTTCGCGAGATGTGTTGATTTCGTACTCGCTTACACGGCCCAGAATTCTTGAGTCCCGATCGCGGATGCTGGCTCGGATTGGGATGTCACGGCTAATGCTGTTCAGCGTGACAAGACCAGTAGTCCCACCTTCGAGACTGTTGTCAAAGGTGTCGTAAAGCTTGATTCCGCCGATTTGGTCGACGTAAACGTACCAATTGCCGCTGGTTTGCACGGAACCGGCATCCCAGCCGCTCGCATCGACAAAATCGAGGTCCGTGTCATCAGTCGTGGCAATCTCAACGAGATCACCCGTAATCAGGAGGCCTTCGTCGAAATCAAAGCTAAACCGGTTTGATGAGGCGTTGACGTCAGAGGGATTGACAATCGACTCTTTGTCCCCTTCAAGAGACTTGCGCGTTAGCTCAACATTGCCAATATTGCCGAGGTAAATGCCCATCAGATCGTCACCGTAGTCAACGCACCGGTGCCCTGGAACGAGATTTCTGCCTTGGTAATCTCACCAACACTCGCACCAAAGCTGACGCTTGTGATGTAGGCGGTTAGCTCGACATCGTGGTTTGTTGAGCCTTCAACCAAACGCAGCGTCAGGGTTACGGTGTCAGCTTCGGCAACAGCGCCAATCTTCAGGACCTTCTTTAAGGCCGTGGCTGCGTCGTTGCGACCCGTACCATCGTTGTAATAAAGCAGGCTGGCGCTGCCGTTGAACTCTTGGACGCCGGGCACATACGTGCGTTGATCGTCGCCAAGAGTCGTGCTTTCAAGCACTTCGAGGCTTGCACTAAGAGACCAGCTAGCAACTTTGATTTGCTCAGTGCCGTCAATCAGCAGGCGGCCGTCTTTACCGGTGTAGAGCTTGGCCATTACAGGACGCCTACCAACTTCACTTTAACGCTACTAACGCCGGGACGAACTGATGTAATCACTGGCGCAGACTCATATCGCCAGGCATTGGCGCTGGGTACATCAATTGCGCTGTCCGTGCCAGACCACCCCGATCGCACGTCCGATGGAACGGTGAACGTTTGAAAAGTGCCTTGAACTTCATCGAAATGCGCGAGAAAGTCGTCGGCCTCGGTGTCGAGGATGTTGTCGTAGCTCAATCCCAGCGTCATGCCGGTACGCTGGTTGCCGTAGAGAATGCGGGTCTCGGCCCCGGACTGAGCTCGAAACGTTTTTACGGGGTAGGTGCCGGGATCGAAATCGCGTCCCGTGGGCTGCAAGGTTGGGAATGCCATTAGGAGTCAATTTCAAACAGGGCGGAGTTGGTGATGTCCCGAGCAATAGTGCTTCGGTACTGATCGTCGCAGGGGAAATCTGTAGCAGTGATTTGCACGTTGCCCTCAGCGTCCAACGTGAGTTGCTCGACCATGTAGACATTCTGGGACGCAACCGAGCTTGAGACCGTAAATACGCTGTTGAACAGGTCGGGATTCGTAACTAGGCCGCCGTTGATGTCCATGGAGCCTTCACTTACGTCCTCCGAGCCTGCCTTGTAATACAGAACGTCGTATTGACCGTCGTCAAACGCAGTGGCACTGGTAATTACGCCGGTATCGCTGATGCTTCCGTTTCGAGCGGAGCTGTAAGGGTTGGACTCGGTGACCACACGGATGAAATCACCGGGAGCAAGATCGATGCCATAAGGGGACGTCTTGAAAGAAACGGTGTGGGTGATGTAGCGGCGAACCAGCATGAAATACCGACCAACCAGCTCAGCGTGAGCACGGCTAGTGCAGTACTGAGTCATGTCGAACTGCTCTAAGGGGTCGTCGGAATGCGAATCCCCCTTCCAGCGCATGACAATGTTTCTCTCCTCGGGGAACTGGTTTTCGCGCTCTTCGCGGAAACGCAGCATTGCCTGGAAGTCCTTACGCTCCTCGGCCGATATGTAGGTGACCTCAAAGCTGTCTTCATAGATATTGCCGGCAGTGAACAGCTGCTTGATTGTCACCGCGTCGGTACTTATGGCACCGCCAGGCGTGGTGGGAAGGGCAGGAACCAAGGCAAAGCGGCCATCCATGATGGCGAAGTTGCACAGCATGAACGGGGCTGTGTCGGCAATGAATTGACGGACGTTTACTGCACCTGAAATCGCGCCATCAAACAGCAAGCCGTTGGTGCGCAGGAACCGGGCAGTGGTGACGAAGCTGTCGGTGTTGATAAGTGGAGCATTGTCTATGGACATGCCAAGCAGATCGCCAACACCAGCCACCCGGTCGGTCAGCAAGTAGTAGACCAAGTCGCAGAACAGATTGCTAGGAACAACCTCAGAGGATTCGTCTGGATGAAAACGCTTAACAGGAATGCCGTCCTTAAGCCAAAAACGCAGTTGATCTAATGCGGTGAAATTGCGAGAAGCCTTAAGTGCTAATCCCGCAATGGTCATGTTGCTGTACTCAGGAACTTGATCGTTGCTCGAAATTTCGTTCACATAAACAACGCTGTGCTCAGGGGCGTTGGCGTTCGACTTTTCAACCAAGTTGCCGTAGAGGCTTAAATCGCCGTACATGCTTTGCTGCTCAAACGTGCGACCTTCGTACTCGTAGGTCTCGGTAATGCGCAGACCACGAGACTCAATAACAAAACGTGCGCCAACCTGACTACCGGGACTACGGAAGGGGTTGTTGCTATCAACGGTCAGCAGGTAGTCAAAGGTGTCGCCCAGCTGCCATTCGCTAGACACATAGTTGATGTCCTCAGAAACGACGATTGTTGGGGCGGTCCAAAGACGGGTTTGACCACTCCAGTGGCCCTCGACGTACTGAACACGACTGGTCAGTAACAGACGGATGCCGTCGGTTTGAGTTGTGACTGTGGGCGGGAACCCTGGAACAGTTACTTGTCGTGTCTGGCTGCCATCCAGCGTGAAGGTACGGGTACTGCCGATGTCGTAATTACGCGCCGGGCCAAACATTTCTTCGTACCAAGCTTGGGAGCGACCTTGGACTGCATCAGCCGAAATAACACCCGTTACACGGCGTAGCTGGCTGATGTTGTTAAAAGGCGGGTTGCTGCCGTCTGTCCAGCTTCTAAAAGGATTGCTGCTTTGAACTGAGAAAGTAACCAGGTATTCGCTAAGAACGTCCCAGTTCGTCGAGCTTTCAATAATGTTTTCTTGCTCAATAACCCAAACGTGACTTTGCCCGGAAAAGTGGTCAGGGGGCAGTTCAAATTTGTTCAGGGTGTAGCGAACTTTGTACCAGCGACCGCCAGATACGTTGTGGGTGTATTCAAAGGTGACCTGAGCGCCTGTGCCGCCGGGATAATTCTGGGCCGAACCAACTCCGGCGCGATTGCTGAGTTCCCAGGTAAATGAGCCGTTGCGGCCCTCGGTGTAGCTGTGGCTGGGATCAGTAACCCACTCAAGGAATTCACTAGCTGAAATCCGGGTCTCTACGCCCTGCTCATCAGGCAATAGCGTGACAATGCCGACGCTGGTGGGACGGTCGTTTATGACGGTGCGGTCTTGATAAGTGGCGAGATTGCGGAACTCCGAGTTCTGTTGGATTTCCAGCTTGGTGACAGTCGTGCCAGTGCTGACAACCTTGAAGGTGCCGTAAGAAGTGGTGTAATTAGCGCTAAGGGTTTGGCGCTCGGAAGCAACGTCGGTAGAACCCCCGTGATGCAGATACCAGAACTCGGCGTCGTCTGGAGAATGACGACCGATGTCGGCGCCATTTTTGGGGATGAACTGAAACTCGTACTGGCGCTCATCGGGATGCACCAGGCGGATGAAGTTGTATTGGTCAACGGGCTGGCTGCCAATAATGCAAAACTGTTCGCCCAGTGGCTGCCAGGTGTATTCGTTTCCTGAAGGATCTAGGCCAGCGGGGCGCAGGAAAATTGTGAATAGAGAGGCGCGCTTGATGTAAGAATTGACCGTGCCAGTTTGAACGGTTACTCGGGCGTTATCCAGAGCATTGAGCTGCTGAGGGCTCATGATCGTCTGGAAATTGCAAAGTCCGTTCAGCCGCTGGAATACGTTGCTGCGGATGCC